TCACACAATCCGCCACCAACTGCGGATGCCCCATCAGGCACGCACCGATCATATTGTTCTGCACCCGATCACTCGGGCAGCCAACATTAAGGTTCACCTCGTCGTAACCATGCTCCTGCGCCATACGCGCGCAAGCGGCCAGATCCAGCGGAACACTGCCGCCGAGCTGCAGCGCCAACGGATGCTCGGCTTCGTTGTGACGGAGGAAACGTTCGTGATCGCCGTTGAGGAGAGCGCCGGTGGTGACCATTTCGGTGTAGAGCAGGGCGTTCTTCGACAGGAGGCGTAGGAAGTATCTGCAATGCCTATCAGTCCAATCCATCATGGGTGCAACACTAAAGCGCCGGGACAGCGTAGGCATTGATTTTACTGGGCTAAGGCTTTGATTCTGTACCATTTTACTCAACGTGTTGTCGGCGTGTTTTAGGGCGTTTTCAGGCGTTTTTCAGGTCTCGGTGGTACGATGTACCACTTCAAAACTGACGCGTACCACTTTCGATATGGCAGCTATCAGGGCAAGAAAACTGGCGGATGGGTCTGTGAGCTATACCGCTCAGATCCGCATCAAGCGTGATGGGGTGCAAGTCTACCAAGAGAGCCAGACCTTCGCCCGGAAACAGGCTGCGCAGGCTTGGGCGCGTAAGCGTGAATCGGAACTCGATGAGCCTGGTGCGATCGAGCGCGCGAGTCGCAAGGGTGCTACTGCCAAAGAGATGATTGATCAGTACCTGCGCGAAGTCGAAAAAGCGCGGCCGCTGGGCAAAACCAAAAAGGCCACGCTCACGGCCATTGGTGCCAGCTACTTCGGCAAGCTCAACGATACCGACATCAATACGCAGTGCCTGGTGGACTTCGCCCTGTGGCGGATGAGTGGGGACGGGGGAGGCGTCCAGGCGCAAACCGCCGGCAACGATCTGGCGCATCTCGGTGCTGTGCTTTCCATTGCCAGGGACGCGTGGGGCTATCAAGTCGATCCCTTGGCCATGGCCGGCGCCCGGCGGGTGCTGCGCAAACTCGGCTACAACCTCAAGAGTCGCGAGCGGGACCGGCGCCCGACACTGGATGAGTTGGGCAAAATCATGACGCACTATGAGGACATGCAGGCGCGTCGTCGAAGCGTAACCAACATGTTGAAGGTCGTAGGCTTCGCCCTGTTCTCAACCCGCCGTCTCGATGAAATCACCCGCATTCGCTGGGCGGACGTAGACGAGGCTGGCCAGCGAGTCCTGGTCCGGGACATGAAGAACCCCGGGCAGAAGATCGGCAATGACGTCTGGTGTTATTTGCCAGATGAGGCGTGGCAGATACTCCAGACAATGCCCAAGGCCGGCGACGACATTTTCCCCTACAGCCCCGAGTCTATTTCCACTTCCTGGGCGAAGGCCTGCAAGTTTCTGGAAATTGCTGACCTGCACTTTCACGATCTTCGCCACGAGGGCGTCAGCCGCTTGTTTGAAATGGACTGGGACATCCCCCGCGTCGCGAGTGTGTCGGGGCACAGAGACTGGAATTCGCTGCGACGCTACACCCACCTGCGCGGTAAGGGTGATCGGTATGTGGGGTGGGAGTGGCATGAAAAGATATTGACGGCGCCCGTCCAACTGGGCGCCGCGTCAATGAAGTGGCTTAATAGGCGGGTTTTGAGCCGTTGAGCTGGTTGTTTTCTTTTACAGCGGCGGCGCGTTGGAGATCGAGGTAAGCCGCCAGGTCACCGATGTGAACGCCTTTGGCGGATTTCTGGCTCGGTTCCAGCCGGGTGATCGGGATCTTGATCTGGCCGCTCAAGACCTTGCGCTGGAACATGTCCGGCGTCAGGTGTGTGAAGTAGTCACGGCACACCCGATCAAGTGGAATAATCGCCTGACCGTCGTACTGGGCCATCAGAATGAAAGCTGTGTTCATGATGCTCCCCTCACATCCGAAACGATTGATGAATGAACCGCGGCGAGGCCTCTTCCGCTGGTCCTGCGTCATCTGTCTGGATTTCGCAGATAAACCGGTGCCGCTTCCGGTTGGTCGCTGTCAGTGCTTGGGTGAGGGCGGGGATAGCGTCGAGGCATTGTTCGTAGGCGGTATCTCCCTTCCAGCGTTGAGCCAGCAACACCTGGCAATCCGTCCGGATTGCGTCCGTGCACAGATACAGCAGCAGGAAAACAGTCATAGCACAGTCTCCCGTTGCGCCACGCTCAGGCCTACCGCTATTGGGCGAACCCAGATCGGCATGCTATTGAGCATGAAGGTTTCTCCAGATGCGGCCAGTAACAGCGTGGTACCCATCACATCGGCGATGGCTTCGGCGGCGTCAGGTGGTACGGCATTACCGATACGCTCACGCCACGCCTGATCACTCAGTCCATCCAGCTCGAACTGTTCTTCGGGTTCGACCAGGCTTTGCAGCGCGGCCAGCTCCAGCGTGGTGAAAGGGCGGTGCCAAGTGCCGTCGAGACTTTCAATCACGCAGGTCAACCGGTCGTTCGCTTCCGGCATACGCGGGTCAGCTACCGACCAGCGCCCGTTGTCCTGCTTTGCACTGGCTGAAACAGCACCGCACTGGTCATTCCAGCCGACAACGCCATAGTGGCCACCAGTCAGGTAGGCGTCACCCTTGACGCGCTTCATGCCAGGGCGGGGATCTGCGATCGACAATGCACCACTGGCAACCTGCTGCGATCCGGTGACAGTCCCAGCCGTTTTATCCCACAGGCAAACGCCCAGCTTCCGGCTACTCGCTGCCGGGTGCCAGTTATGGTATCGGGGATCCTGCACAGCAAAAGCGCCTTGCCCCGTGGTGCTGCCGGCGATGACTGTTCCGGCGGCCTTGTCGAACTGCGTTACCAAATACTTTCCGAACCCATCGCCCGGCCGGCGAGGATCAGCAACGCTAAATGTTCCCTGTCCGGGCGACTTGACGCCGATCACCGCGCCACTGGTCTCTTCCCAGCGACGGACGCCGTACTGTTGATATTGCAGAGCACCGGCTATGGCGCGTGGATCAGCAACCGAGAATGCACCGTTTGTTGGGCTGCTGCGCCCCGCGACGGTGCCGGCGGTGTCTTGCCAGTCGTGCACGCCAAGGTAGCCGGCGCGATACTCGGGCACGATCACCAGATCACGCAGATACCCGTCCTCGATCGCCAAGTCATTCAGGCTGCGCCAGTCCTTGCCGGCGGTGACTAGGGCAAGACGCACCCACGTTTTCCACTGGAGAGCTGGAACCCGGTGCATCGGGCCGGCGGCTTCGATATCGCCGGCGAGCGGCATGCGGCTGAGGATCGAGCCAACGGACTTGAGAGTCTTTTTTTCTGGCTCATACAGGAAAGGCGGGACCTTCTCGATATGGCGAGCCACCAGCAGGAACCGTTTGCGACTCTGCGCCAAGCCGCCGATGACACCGCAATCGTGGGTGGTTTCAGCCACTGCATAGCCGAAGTGCGACAGCACCTTGTTGATCTGGTCGAGCAAGTGCCGGCCACGGGTTGCCAATCGAGGGACGTTTTCGAAGACCAGGAGCGGAACGGCGTCGTCTTTCCAGGCTTCACCGAACAGCCAGATGCAGCGCAACGTGAGTTCGTTCAGCGCCTGATATTTCGGGGTCAGGCTCATCTTTTCCGACAACAAGCCCGATGCGCCCTTGCACGGACTGGAAATGAACACCGCGTCGGGCCGCTGGTAGTTGGCCGCACGTCGAACATCCTCAACGGTCGCCTCAAGCCAACCGGGTGGCGGCTCTTTCCCGTGGAAGCGGATGTACTGATCACGGGTAAACAGATCCAACAGCGTGCCCTTGACGCCGCTCAAGCGCTCGAAGTCGGCCAGCCCAGCCGCATCAATGTCGATGCCGCCAATGCATTGCCATTGCGCTTGGATGTTGCCCACGATGGGCTTGGATTTGTTGAAACCTTTGGCGCCGCCACCGAGGCCGCAGCAGAAGTGAAAATGTTTGAGTGTTCGCTTGAGCATGGTGCTTCTTCCTTTGCAGGCGATGGGGGAGTTGCAGCTCCCCGTTGTTCGCCCGGTGATTCAAATCAGCGCGCGTAGCGCCGTGGCTTGTTCTTCTTCGCTTCTGCCCGAATCGCCATCAGCTCAGCCCACTCAGCAGACTTGCGCTGCTGTCGGATCCGACTACAGGCCTGGTGCTTACGGGTGGATCGGGCTTTGCCACAGATGTCGCAGCAACTGGGGAGGTCAAGCCGGTGGCTGGCCATGGGCGGACGTGTGCGTGCCACAGAATTGGCTGAGGGTTGCATCAGGCGTCCCCCAGCAAAGCGCGGATGAGGGCGTTGCGCTCGCCCTGGCGAGTCAGCTTGTTCAACGGCTGTACACTGGTGCGACCATTGCGAAGCTTGACGATCGCCGTTGCGCTGCCGATCTCAGCAATCTTCCCTTCGCGAACGCTGAGACTGACGCTGCGCCCGGTGCTGCGTGCAGCGACGAAAGTCACGTCATCGCCGACCTTGAAGGCGTTCGTGGTAGCCTCTGTGCCGCTGCCACTTGGGTTTTGTGCTTGCATGGTGCTTCTCCTTTGGGGTGGTCGGTGTCGAGGGGTTGCAGCCCCTCGACACCAATTCTTTTCGACATGAACTCGTTGTTCAGCCGGCGCGGCGAACCAGGTGAATCGCCAAGTCTTCAAGCTGCTCGTTCCCAGCGGCCTCCTTCTGCCACTGCAAAATTTCATCGATCTGTTTGATCGAGCAGTCATCGACAAGCAGCGTCCGCTCACCGCGCTCTAGCCTGACTTCCATGATTCCGAGCAGGCCGTGATGCGAATACGCATCCGCATGAATGATCCCGGCCTGTTTGCCTTCAGCCAGTTGCTGGGTCTCGATCGATCTCAGCTTTGTCGTTTTGCCCGTGCCGGCGTCGCCGGTGATCACGTGTACTTGCATGGTGCTTCTCCTTTTGAATGTGCCCAGCGTTGCAGCGCTGGTTGCGGTTTACGCACTCTGAAAAATCCAGCAGCGCACGGTGGTGGGTTTGTTGAACGTCGCGTTGCCGGCGGCTTGTGAGGCGCGCACCGCGCTGTACACGGCCTTGTTGGATTCCAGCCATTTGTGGCTGCGGCTGTTGACCAGCAGCCCGCGCAAGGTCTTGAGGTCGGCGAGGTTCTGCCGATGCTCGCTGGCCTTCTCGGCGAATTCGTTGAGATTGATCGCGATTAGTTTCGGGTCGGTGCTGTGGTTGACCTGCGGGCCTTCGCCCAGGCTTTCGAGGTATTCGTAGACTTCCCAGAATTCGGCAACCAGCGGGTGGTCCGCACTGATCGCGGCTTGCCGCTCCAGCGCCATGACCATCAGTGCCTGGTGTGTCGTAGCGACGTGGTTGTCATTGAGCGGGCACACCAGGCGCAGGCAATCGACCAGGGCCATCAACTGGCTGTGGTTCTTGATGATCCGTTCCACGCGGATTTCTTTGAGCCTGCGCAGTTGCTGTTCATGAACCAGCACGCGCTCGGCGAATTTGGCCATCACCTGGGCTTCGGCACGCACGGCCAGCAGCAGGAAGTGGCTTAGTTGCTCGACAGGGATCAGGTTCAGATTGTCAGCGGCTGCACGGCTCTCGGTGGTGACTTCCGGACGTGCAAAGTGCGATTTGATAATCCGGGTCAGGATCGCTTCCGACGCGCTGACGTCGGCGTTCTGGCTGATAGCAATCGCGCCCCGGAACGGCGGTTCGTAGGTCTCGTTACCGCTGGTCTTCATGCCCTTGGTACCGAGCGTGCCGCCGCCGTAAAAGTCCTTCAGCTCGTCCCAGTCGAACCCCTTGGCGTGCGCCTTGTCCGGCTCGTTGCGGTCGCCCTCGATCAGCACGACAGGCATGTTGGAGACTTGGCCCATGGCGCGCTGACGGCCGGCGCGTGTCGATTTCGACGGGTCAAAGCCTTCATGCTCACGGCCCAGCAGTTTCCACAGGAAAGTGAGCAGCGTGGTCTTGCCGGCGCCGGCTTCACCGGTGACTTCAAGGAACGGATAGGACTTGTACTGCGCGCGGATCTGCTCGGCGAACAGCGAGCCAAACCAAAACGCCAGGGCGACAATGCCTTTAGCGCCAAAGCACAGCCACAGCATTGGCAGCCAGTCAGTGCGGTACTGCTTACTGTCGCGCTGGATGTGCATGGCGATCGACTTCTGCAGGGTCTTCAGTCGCAGCTTGCCGAACTCGAAAAAGTCCTCCTTGTTCACCACGCTGACGATGCCGCCGCGTACCGCGACGTCGCCAAAGACGTAGCAGCCGTGCAGCTTGCTGTAGCCAATGAAGTCGATGGTCTCGACAGTCTTCAGGCCGAACAGCTGATCCTTCATGATCTTGTCGAGCTGCTGCCCGCTGCCGGTGAAGACGGCGCCGGCAGCCATGCTGAGCAAACGCTTTTTGAACTCGCTGGCGGCCGCTACTTGGCCACCGGTGAAGGTGTTCTTCACGCTGCCGCTGTCGTGCGGAAAATCTACGCGGAAGTAGTACCAGGATTCGTCGGTGACTTCGTTGCGCTGGAAGTACAGCGCCTGTGGGTAGCAGTTGGCGATTTCCACCACGCCACCGCATTGGCGTAAGGCCTTTTCGCGACGCTGCTTTTCGTTCAGCAGCTGGTCTTCATGGCGCTCGGAGGACTCCAGCGCCTGCATGGCCTTGTTGAATTTCTCCAAGTCCATCTTGAACCAGTAGAGCCGGCTGTCGAAGCCGAAGTGAAACTCGTGACGCTCGCGCCATTCGTACATCAGCACGCCTTTCTCAGACGCGCTTTCGGCGATCAGCAAGGAGCCGTGATAGCGAGCGGTGGCCAGGTCCTTTTCGATCTGCTCAGCGCGCTCGCTCTCGCTGTCAATGAAGGCCCAGCGCTGATGCAGATCGTTCCAATCGACCTTGCGGCTGTCCGATTGCGGGATCTGCGCTGCTTCGCACTCGTAGCCCAGGGCGCGAGCCTGACGCACCCAACGCTTGGTGTATTTGTGCGCGCCGGGTTCGTTGTCCAGTGCCCAAATGAGCTTGGGCAATTTGCCGCCGCGCTGCCGGGCTAGTTCTTTCAACGACTCTTCAGGGAAGAAGGCCGACGACATTGCCGAAGCCGCTGCAATCCCGTTGTGCACGAGAGCGATGGCGTCGAAGATGCCCTCGACAATCCACAGCTCTTTGACGTCCAGCAGCTCTACACACGGCGGGCACCACCAAAAACCACGGGGGCTGTCGCCAGGCTTGAACCTCGCTTTCATCTTGCCGAACCGGTGCGGCCGGTCGATCAGGCGTTCCCAATAGCCGCCTTTCTCCAGCGCAAAACGCACGGTCGCGCTGCCGGCATTCAGCTCGCCGGAGAAATATGTTTCCTGCGTAAACCAGCCTTGAATCAGATCGAGCCGAAAGCCTCGGGCAAATTCCAGATAGGCACGGGCTGTGGCGCTGGGGTGTTGCTCGCTCGCTGGGGCGCGCTTGCTCCAGTCTTCGAACAGATCTTCATAGATTTCTTTGACGTGCCAGGTCTGGCCACACTTGCCCCGGCCGCAACGGATCATCCACGGGTCATCGTGGAAGGCGTACAGCTCCTTTTTCTTGCACGCTGGGCATTCGCCCTGGCGCATGTATTTGCCGGCCTTGTGCTTGAGGCCGTAGTCGGACTCAAGGCGTTGCAGGATATCGGCGCGCAAATCGTGTTTCATGTTCATCGGGGCTTACTTCACTTCGCCGAGGCTTTGTTTGAGGGCGCCAATCAGGCGTTTTTGCGCGGCCATCACCGGGAAGGCCGACAGCAGCGAGCCGTGCCGTAAACCCTCGGGGATCATGCGAAAGCGATCGTCATACCAGTACTCGTTGAACTGCATCGAGTAATGGGCGCGCAGTGCCTGGAGCAGGGCTTCGGCCTGTGCACGGGGCAGTTTTGCGTTGATGGCGATGTCGATTTCCATGGTCCACCTCGGATTTCAGGCAAAGCTCACCCATACCCACGGGAAGCGGGGCAGGGCGGGGTGTTTAAAAAGGAGTTACTGAGGGCGGTGCTTGTGCGCGGAATCGCGCTGGGCGAGCAGGGTCTGCGGCAGCAGTCTCGCCGGTACCGGGTAGCGCAGATCGGCGCGGGTGTCGATCAAGTGCACCACCGTGCAGCCGGGGCTTTTGCCCCAGTCCACGCCGATCCACTTGCGCTGATTGATCACCTGCAATTCAGTCCAGGCGTTGTGCACCAGGCGCTCCGCCATGAAGACAGGCACTTCCAGCGACGTGGCCAAGTGGCGAACGCAGTTCTCGTAGAGCAGATCCGAGTCCACCAGGTACTGCGCTTCGTGCCGTTGCAGGTATGCGAACGCGGCACGTTGCATGCTGCTGCGGTAGTCGTGGGTCAACTGATCGTGGTTCATTGCGCACACTCCATTTCCATTTGGTCGAGCAGGTCGGGTTGATCGTTGGCGGTCTTCATCGCGGCGCGGCGCAAAGCGATGTCGGCAATCGGCAAGCGCACCGATGGGTTGGCCATGCCGCTGGGACTCATTTCGTGAGTCATTTCGAACTCAGCACGCACCGACCAGCCGCAGGCCTCGTTGGTGCATTGCAGGTACGCCACGCGCAGGAAAATGTGTGTGCCTTCGCTGGTGCGTATTCGCATGCGGCCGAGGCAGTGCGGGCAAACCAGTTTGTATGTACTCACCCAGCGATCCCCCGACTGTGCAGTTGAATGGTGGCCAGCACTTCGGCGTAGCGGGCAGACATGTAGTGCATCAGAGCGTTGATGATTGCTTGGGCTTCGCAGGACTCAATGACACCGTCGTCGAGTGCTTTGGCAATGATCTGATCAACCATTCCGCGCTTGGCGGCGGCTTTGACTGATCGGTTGTACAACTCGACGTTGTCCAGATCCGCTGACGCGGTCATTGGGACGAACATGCCGCCGTATTTGGCTGCGATGTAGTCCGGCAGGAATGTCGTTCCTGCGACCTGTTCGAGATGATGAATGTGGTCGTCACTCAGCGGTCGGCTGCCGGCGTTTTCGTAAGCCTGGTTATCGAACTTTTTCAGCGGCATTCCCAAGTCGGCAGCGGCGTAAATGCGGCCTCCCTGGTAAGCACCAATCACTGCACTGACCACGTCTTTCCTGTTGGCTAGAACTGGGCGTTTCATCTTCTGGTTTCCTCCCTGAGCCAACGGGCTTAGTTTTCAATCACGCCGTCTTTGATACCGAGCAACACAGCGGCGCGATGAGACTCGCCCCGCAGACATTTCTTCTGTCCGTTCAGCACGGCGTACACCGTAGAAGGCGTGAGGTTGTGTTGATCGGCCCAATCCTTGGCAGATAGACCTTGATGCGCGAGGCGCTCGCGGGCGCCTTGGCACGCTTGCTCCGTGGGGTATCCGTTCGGCATAGTCTCGTTTCGTGTGATTTCGTGTGATGACAGGCGAATTATTTCCCATGATTGTGGGAATGTCAAATCGCTATGGAGACATTTGTGGGAATTGGTGATCGCCTCAAAGAAGAGCGCGAACGGTTGGGCTTCAATCAAACCGATTTCGCAGCGAAGGCTGGTGCCTCAAAAAACAGCCAATACAACTACGAGAAGGGGGAACGTAGCCCTGATGCTACCTATCTAGCCGCCGTGGCTGAGAAGGGAGTCGACGTGTTGTATGTGGTGACCGGTGAGCGCAAGCCCACAACGGTCGAAAGCATCAGTCCCGACACGGCAAAATTTCTTGAGTTCTATCAGCGCGTCACGGACTTGGATCGAGAGGTGCTGCTTCGTATGGTTTCGGCTTTTGCAAAAGCCGCGAGCATTGATGGGAAAAAAGAGAACGACTGACCTGGGCAATGACTGCTCAGGAGTGTAGGCGCAACACGCCGGCCACGATGGCCGGCTTTTTCATGGATATAGAAAGGAGCGGTTCGAATGGCTTTGAAGCCCTGTAAGTCTTGCAAACACAAAGTAGATATTTCAGCGAAGGTTTGCCCCAGCTGTGGCGTTGCCGATCCGGGAGTCACCCTAGGCCAGAAGATCGGCGGCTTTGTCATTCTGGTAATCATCATCGCTGTGACAGTGTCGATGTGCTCACGGGGTAACAAGGATGAGCCTGTCGAAAGGGTAACGCAGAGTGTTGCGACGAAGGCTTACACGATCACTAGAGACGATTTCCAAGAGGGACGACCTCGTAAAGTTGAAGTCGTCTTACCCAAGCGTGTAAGTGATGCGGAGCTGTCTGAAGTAGCCAAGGCCGTTCGCGCCGATACGAAGTCTAAACCCAAGACGACATTCATCGGCTTTAGGATCGAAGGCCAAAACGACAAGGCGTACTGGGCCAATGCCAGTTTTGATCCTGATTACAAAAGCTCCCTCATCGGCCTTAGCGCGCAGGATTATGAAACTCTGAAAGGGTTGGACCTTAAGGAATATCCAGATCGGCTTGGATCCTGGATGCGCGACGGTGCTCTTGGTCATTTGGTCGTGTTGTACAAACGCGATGGCAAATATTCCATGGACCAAATTTTTGCAAGTGGTGGGAAAAATACATATAGCTATCGAGCAAAGAAGCTTGCGGATGGTGGCCTGCGCCTGGATGAGCCAGACAATATGTTCAATGAGTACTACATAGTCGATGCAAAAGGGAACTTGCAGGGATGGGGTGAGAACGGTGTCTACATGACCCTGCCACCGCGTCCGGTGATGTAAACCCGGCGCAACTGCTACTTACATTTCCAATGTGGTGCATAGGTACGGGAGTAGCCATCTGGGACGCGACACCCATTCAGTCCGGACCCAAATGATTTGACGGGGCTGGTGGCACAGAAACCGTGCTGAGAATGGGTGACTCCCGGGCGGTTCAGGTGCTGCGAATGGCGCCCCGCCCATCACAAGGAAATGGAGTATGCACGATGGAAAACCTTACCCCTTTGGAGCACCTCTTTTTGCACCTCTTGGCCAAGCTAAATGATCAGCAGCGTAAAGATGTGCTAAGGATTATGGAGGCGCTCGTGCAATCGTCGAGATAAGGTAAAAAAGCCCCAGCTTTTTGGTTGGGGCTTTTGTATTTCTTTCGGGCGTTAAAGTAAACCTTGAAAGAATTTCAGTTGTTTATGTGAGGAGGGTGTATGGACGGTTTAATTGATTATTGGACTGAGGTCACGGGTGAGTTTCTTCAATCAAAAAGAACCGGCGCCTTGGTTGTTACTGGGGAGTGGGGAAGTGGGAAAACTCATTTGTTTAAGAATGTAATAACCAAAGCAATCACCCGTGCTGGCTCCAAAAGTTTGTACGTTTCTTTATATTCGTATGGGGTTTCTGGTAAGGGCCTAGATGACTTCTTGATTGAGGAGTTGTCCGGAATCAAGGACGTAGATGATAAGTCAAAAGCAAGTGTTGGGACGCTGCTAACAGGGTTGTTTACAGGTATTACCTCTGATCCTAAAAATTCGGGGGTTATGAGTGCTGCGGTTATGGCTGTGGGGAGCGCGGTAAAAAAGAGAATAATTGATTCTCTAGATGGTTACGTCTTGTGCTTTGATGATCTTGATCGCTTGGATAATACTAATTTTTCGAAAGCTTGGGCGGAAATAAATTACTATTCTGAGTTCAAATCTAGGAAAGTGATTCTGTTGTTGGATGAAACAAGACTTTCGCACGGATCAGTTCATTCGGACGCGTACGAAAAAAATATCTGGAAAGATGTTCCAATAAAAATGACTGAAGGTGAGGCGCTTAATCAGTCTTTAAATATGTTATCTGAAGACCTGGCAGCGGAGTTGGAGAAGGTAAAAAATAGTCACCTATTACCGGTGGTTGAAGCTCTAAAGATAAAGAATATAAGAACAATAGCAAGCTCCTTGGACATGCTTGGGAGGGTTTTGTTGTACAAAGACTCGCTGGGTGGGCAAGGGATATTAAATCTAAATAATGTAAGTTTGCTTTATCAGATTGTATTTCTGGCGTCATTGGTTTCAAAGCGTCGTGGAAAGAAAACAGAGAGTCAAGTAGAAACGCTACGAAGTATTTGTAATGGTTATTATCAGCGTCAATTGAGTATTATGATGTTGTCGCGTCAAGCGAATCCAGTAGTGTTTGGGGAAGAAGATTTGTTTATTCAATCCTTACCGTCCTTGGCTTGCAATGGCGCTACTCAGTTCGGGTTTATAACTGACTATATACTACATAGTAAGCTTGAGATTGAATCGCTCAAGAATGTACTTTTGATTGATGAGAATGCGGTTGATCTTTCTGATCGGCCGATTTGTAGTGTTTATGAACGATTAATTGAGCGCGCTGAACTTTCGGAAAATGATTATTTAACTTATTTTGAAGATGTTTTAGAGTTGGTAAATAATCCTCGTCCCGGTGTGTGCAATATAAGTAAAGTCGCATCATTAACGTCTGAGTTTTGTTATGATGCGCAGCGGGGAGGGTTGCCTGTAGATCTGGAAGAGTTGAGTGGTGTATTTGAGGGTGCGATAGCTAAATGGCAGGCCCTTGTCGGTCAAGAGGGTTATAATTTTGAATGTGGGCTGGATGATTATTTCTTCTTTCGTAGAGGGCTTTCGGATACTTCTTCGCTAGATAAAGCGCTTCTAGAATGGAATGAGGTTGCTACAGAGTTTGAATTGGTAAGTTCCTTTGTGGAGAGTCTTCAGGGATGGTTTTGTGATCCGGAGTTGTCTTTACTGCACGAGCGTTCCAATCATTACAGTATGCCGCTTTTCAAGTATCTGGCTTCCGAGGATGTTGAGGCGTTTTTTAGAGGCGCTAGCGGAAAAACATTGAGTAAGTTGAACGCAATAATAAGGAGTAGGTTTTCAGTCACAGGTGCGGTCTTGGTGATTTTAGATGAGCGAGATGCGTTAGTAAAACTGCGAGAAAAATTTGCGGCTGAAGAAGGATTCGGATATCGCCGCGTTCAATGTGTCGAAGGGGTTCGGGTTGTAGAGGATGCAATCAAGCGTATTGACCAGCTCAAATCTTGAGATTTCAAGTCTGTCACACAATAGGGAGTTTTTTGAATTCCCTATTGACCGCCCGTTTCGCTGTTCGCTCCGTGGCATATAGCCACCGTAATCGTCTTGGATTACTCTGATCTCCAGCTGTTACGGTTTTCTCTTTCCCTGTCTTCTTGTCGCGGTAGTACGCGATGATTCCTGTGAAATCCCCTTTGTTCTCTTCCGCCAATCCCTCAACGGAATCCTCTGGCAGCTTGCTTTCCAGCTCCAAGCTGACGGTGTATCCGTTGTCCGCGCTGAGCGTGTGCTGCACGTTTCCGCCGTACCAGATGATTTCGTCGATCTCAGGCTTCACACCTTCCAGCGTGTAGGTCAGCTCTGGTATCAAATCCGGACGGCCCATGGCCAAGGTGTAACTGAGCGTTGCACTCCCACGCTGCAACCGGTTGAACTCGGCACGTGCGGCGCGCAAGGCAGATTGTCGATCGCTGTAGGTATGCCGCAGATCCTTCAAATTTTCCCCTCCGCCGGCGATGGCTTCCTGTTTCTTGGCGCTGTTCACATCGTAGAAGTAAGCGCGTGCGCCGTCGTAGCTGTCGCGGTCTGCTTGCAGGTAGCGGTGCTGGTCGCCGTCGGCGCGGGTAAGCGTGATGTGGGGCAGCTCGGCGCCGCTGGCGGTCTTGCCTCCGCCGGCCGGAAGACACAGCAGGCACCCGGCTTTGACTGTGACCACGGCGTCGAACTCTTCGCCGACACGGCTGATCAGGTTGGCGTCGGACTCGTTGGCCTGGTCCAGTTGCAGGATGGGCAAACCGTCGAGGGCGCCGGCGATGGTTGCGGTCAGTCCGTTGCCGAGGGCGATATCGCCCAGCACGTCGCCGAGCGTGGTGTTGCTCCAGCTGCGTTCGCGTTTGGTCTTCAGGCCTTTGCGCAGGTCGGCCGAGCGGGCGCGAATGCTCAATACGTCGGGCGCGCCGGAATGCTCGGTTTCGTCGACAGTGTAAGTCCCCTTGTCCACTAGGCCCGTATCACTCCAGCCGAGCCATAACCGAATCACCGCACCCTTTGGTGGGATGGCGAGCAGTCCGTCGTGGTCGCTGAGGGTGATGCTTAGTTGATCGGCCTCGATGCCACGGTTGTCGGTCAGGTCCAGGTTCATAAGACGAGGACTGATCAGTTGAGCGATATCGTTGCCATCCACGGTGATACGAAACGCCGGCACCGGGTAGGCCGCCTCGCGCTTGTAGCGCTCGATGGTCTTGTCCAGAAAACCGGTGACGCGGGAGAGGGCGGTATCGATCACAGCAGCGCCCTCATGATGCTGACGCCGGCGCTGGTACCGGCGCCGATCGGGTCAATACGGTCGTCATCGATGCGCTTGAGACTGAGGGTGAATTCGATGCGGCGCGGCGTGCCGTCGCGGAAGAAAATCGTCTTGGTTTCGCTCAGGCTTTCGATGATCCACAGGCCGTAGATCCGACCGCTGCCTTCGACCATCGGCCATGCCTTGCCGGTATTGGCCATCAGGCGCAAGGCGTCGAGGCTCAGGGCGCTGCCGGCGAGTTCCGGCAGGATGATGCCGGGTAGGGTGATGGAATCATCACCACGGCCGACGAACTGGCGAGCCGGCGCGGCGCCGACGCGGTTGCTGCTGGCGTGGCGCCATTCGGTCTGGCGTTGCAGTTCCTGGTAGGCGGCGGTGGATAGGCTGAAAACGAACATGCCCAGGGCAAGCATCATGGCGGGTTACTCCAGGTCGGACAGTTTGCTGCGCTGGCGGGCGTTTTTTTCGCTGGAGACGCGGGCCAGCTCGGCGCGCACGGCTCGGGCGATGGCGCGCTCATCCATGCCGGGCGTGGTGTGGATGTTGATTTCGTAGGTGTCGTGGCTGTCGTAGGCAGCGGCCGGCGCCGGGCTGATGGGCGCGCGATTGTCGATCGACACTGAAGAGGATGCGGCGGCGCCGGTCGGCAACTGCGGAAGTCCGATGGCGCCCAGCGGCCCGGCCACGGCGCCGAGCGCTTGCTGCCCGGCAGAAACGACTTGCTTGCCCATGTCGGAAATTGCGCCCAGCGGCCCGTTTTGGCCACCTTCCAGACCTTGGGTCAGGCCGGCCATGGTGAAGCCGCCGAGCGCGGTGAACACGCGGGAAGGGCTGTGAATGCCGAGCTTTTCCTTGAACATGTTGATTGCCGAATCGGCAATAGAGCCAACGGCGCTGGTGATCTGCCCCAGTCCCGCGCGCAGACCGTTGACCAGACCGTTGACGAGCATGTTGCCGAACTCGGTAAAGCGGCTCGGCAGATCCACGCCGAGGTAACTCAGCACCCCGGCAAAGGCCTGGTAGATCAGGCCGATGGGGCTGAAGTTGGCGAGCGTGGTGAGAATGCCGCCGATGCCGCCGCTGAAGCCGGCTTTGATCTCGGTCCAAGCGTTGCTGAAGTAGAGTTTCACCGCGTCCCAGTTGGTGTAGATCAGGTAAGCCGCACCGGCGAGTGCCGCAACAACGGCACCAATGGCCAGCGCTACCGGGTTGGTTGCGAGGCCCCACAATGCAATGCTGACGGTTCGCAGGGCGGTGACCAGTGCACCACTTAGAGTGCTGGCGAGCAATCGAACACCTTGGCCCAGCATCGGGAGTGCATTGCGGGCCAAACCGGTGATGGTGGGCAAGAGCTTCTGCATGATTCGTAGCGTGCCACCACCCTGCATGCCAAACATTGCCATGCCATAGCGAATCACGGCGAAGGGACCGAGCAAGCTGGCCATGCCAATTGCCAGACCACCGAATACGACTGAGAGGCCGGCCACTAAGGCTACGACTTTGACCAGCCCGCCGGCGAGTTTCGGATTCTCCCGTGCCCAAGCACCGACCTTGTTTGCAACTTCGCCCAGGGTGTTGATCAGTTCCTTGAGTTCGGGCGCGACGGCGGCGCCGAACTCGGCCATGGCGTTGGTAAAACTGCCCTCGGCAGCTTCCATAACGTTGGTCAGCGTGCCGAGTTGCTCGTTGACCCGATTACGCAGGTCGGCCTGGCTCTGGAGCTTTTGCTGAACCTCGCGATAACCAGCCAGCCCTTTGTTCATCATGGTGTTGAGGGTGGTCAGTGTCTCGGCGTCGTCACCGAACAGCTTTTTGATGATGGCGCCACGGTCTTCATCGTTGAACGCTTTCAGTTTTTCAACCTGAGCGTAGAGATTTTCAAGGCCCGCGAAGTTGCCTTTGTCGTCCGTGAATTTGAACGACACGTCCTCGCCGGTTGCCTTGGCGATGTTGTTGGCTTTGCCGACGTTATCTTTGTCCAAGCCCGCTTGGAAGATTTTGCGGAACGCGTTACCGGCCGAACCACCTTCCATACCGGCTTGATCCATCATGATCAGCAACGGAGCCAGCTCATTAGCGGCCTCAATCCCGGATTTCTTGATCGTATCCATCACCGGGGCAATCTTGCTGAAGCCCTGCAGCATGTTGGTCGAGTCGACGCCCGAGTAGAAACCACGCTGTATGGTGTCCATCAGCGCCATCATGTCCTTCTCAGACGTGCGGGTGGCGTCCTGCATCTTCGCCGCGAACTCGGCGGCCTCAGTCACCGGCATCTTCAACTGCACGCCCAGGTATGCCGCCGCTTCGCCGGTACCTCCAAGGATGCTCTGCGCGCTGAGGCCTTGGCGGCGCAGCATCGTCATCATTTCCTGAAAGTCGGCGGTAGTGCCTGGCAGGCGGTCGCCCAGTTTCGTCGCGAGGTCGGTGATTTTTTGGAAGTCCTCAGCGACCTTGCCGGTGTCGTCCATCATCGACACCTTCAGCTGAGTAGCCGAATCCTCGTTCGGCGCGAATGCATCCACTGCTTGTTTCAACGGGCGGCTGATCGCATAGCCTGCCCCTAAACCGGCGGCACCATTGACTGCCATATCGCTGGCCAGACTTTGAGTCTTCGCCAGCCTGTTGCGCTCGATCGCCATGCGCTTCTGCTGCGCATTCAATGCTGCCAGCCGATTGCCCTGTTCACTGATGCTCGCATTGGTGGCGCCGATCTGCTCGCGCAACTGGCGTTCGTGCGTGCCGAGGTCTTTGGTGCTGATCCCGGCGCCGTATAGTTTCGAGCGTAGCGACTGCAATTGTTCCGACTGCTGCTGGTGCTGTTCCTTGAGCCGCTGAGCCTCGCGCACGGCCGTGCGGAAATCCTTGGCCATTGCCTTGGTCGGAACGCCCGTGGTGGCAAACTGTTGGCTGAGTGCGCGGACTTTATCGCGGGCCGAGGTGAGGGCGGTTTCAGTCTGTTCAGCGGCGGCGCGCTGGGTGCGCCAGGCGCTGACGTCTTTCTGCTGGGCGTTGAGTTCCTTGAGACGGTCGCGCGCTTCCTTGAGTGCCCGGGCAGCACCAATGCTGCCCTTGTCGATGGCCTTCAGGGGACCGCTCGCCCGGTCAATCGCGTTGAGCAGTACCTGAAGTTTCAAATCATTCGCCATCGGTGGAACTCCGCACCCTGGCGCGCTCGCGCCAGTCCATCAGTTCTTGCAGGCCCAGCTGGTCCATGTCAGCCGGCGCCCAGTGAAAAACCACAGCCAGATCGGCCATGGCGTCCTCTACGCAACGAGGGAGGCGTCCGTCCTCACCGACTTCTGCAACAAAAAATGCGCAACCTTGTTGCCGCAGGCGAGGAGGTCGGCCGGATCCATTCCGGCGGCTTCGGTGGCGGTGATGCTCGGCGAGGTAATGCGCGGCAGCACCTTGAGCAGGGCGGCGACGTCGAGATTCAGCAGGTCCACCAGGTGTACGCCGCGCAGTTCGCCGGAACAAGGCTTGCGCAGGGTGAGGCTGTCGATCTGACTCTTGCCGCGCTGTATCGCGGTATCGAGGATGACAGTGTTGTCATCGACTGCCGGCAGAGCTTCGGTATTGGTTTCTTCGGTGTTCATGTGCTGCTCCAGGTAATGGATTTAGGGAGGGGTTCAAAGGCCGATGGCGGAGCGCTGTTTCTCCAGCATGTCCTTGCCGTTGACCTTCTCGATGAAGTTGAGCAAGTCGATCTCGATGATTTCCTCGTTATCGACGATCAGCTTGTAGTAGGTGCAGGTGGTGGTGATGCTGTGTTCGGTGTCTTCGCCGGGCTGCGCGTCGCCCATCTCGATGGTTTCGTGGCGACCACGCAGCACAACTTCCACAGCGCTGACTTCGCCGGTGTCGTCCTGCTGGAACGAGCCGGCGAAGCGCAGGGCGACGCCCGACGCATTGACCGCGCCGAACTGTTTGAGGGAAATCAGATCCAACCCGCCGGTCTTCCATTCGAACTGGATGCCGTCGTCTGAAAAGCCGAGGTCAGCCTTGACCGGGCCATTCATGCCGCCGCCCCGATAGGCTTCCATCTTGCGGCCGAGCGGGGGCAGGGTGACCGACTTGACCACGCCCACGTAGTTGTTGGCGTCGTTGAAGAGGTTCAGGTTTTTGAGCTTGCGTGGCATGGCCATGGCGGTGTTCTCCGGTACTCAGGCACGGGTTGACCCCCCTTGGGGAGTCCCGGCTCAGCTGTTTACTTTGGCGGCGAAGTTGATGAGGTAGCGGTCAGTGATGCGCTGGCGCAGCGTGAGATCTTCCAGCGGTGGTACAGGCGTGTAGTCGTAGTCGATGTACAACTTGCCGGCCTTGAGGGTGTCTTTGTCGTTGACGTCTTCCGGGTACCAGCAACTACCGCCGAGCAGGTAGCCGTTGGCTGTCAGCTCGCGGAACTTTGCGTTATTGCTCTCGATGATGTCGCGCACCAGGGAGGGGTTCATGGGCTTGTCGATGGCCCACATCTGCGCCTCGGCCATGGTGTCGGCGAGGATTTGCGCGGTGCGGGTGTAGTTCTCGAAAGCAAACAGCGGATCGTCGCTGCAAGTGCGACTGCCCCAAAAACGAAAACCGCTTTCGTTGATCAGGGTGGTGACCTCGTTGCCGTTGAGGTAATTGGCATCGGTGGCCGGGTTTTGCAGATCCCAGAACACGTCGGCGCTGATGCCGGTGACACCGTTCACTGCAACGTTGGACAGGGTTTTGTGCCAACCCACTTCCTGATCGATCTTGGCGCGTAACCCAAGGGCACGGGCGACGGCCGAGGCCTTTACGGTTTTGTCGGTTGCGGTGTCCCAGTTCTGGAAATCGGGCCAGATCACCATCACTTCACGGGCACCGAAGTTCTCGCGATAGGCGACCGCTTCTTCCTTGGTTTTGCAGTCCCAGGCACTGACGTAGTTGAAGGCGCGTAACTGTTGGCCGATGCTGACCAAGGCGGTGGCTACCGGTTGGCTGTCGAGGCCTGGCACGCCAAGGATGCGCGGCACCATGCCGACTCTGGCCTTGGCAGCGAGCAACGCTTTCATACCGGTGTATTTGCCGTCGGCGGTGGTGGTACCGATCAGTGCTGAGGTTGTTTCTGCCTCGGTAGCACCTTCCTTGACCCGAACTACGATGGTGTAGGGTTTAGTTTGGTCGGCAATCGCTTGCAGGCTGACCGCGAGGGTGCCCTTTATGCCTGCCTTGGCAATGGCGGTCTGCACATTGGTGAGCAGGACCGGTGTGTCCAACGGAAAGAACGTGGCATCAGCATCGTCGGCCGTGCAGACCATGCCGATGACAGCGGTGGGGATGGTGCGAATGGGGCGGGTGCCGTCGTTGAGTTCGAGCACCCGCACGCCGTGAAGATAATCGGCCATGGTTTTGCCTGCGCAGTAAATGAGATGACAGTGCACAGGCTGCCGCGCGCGCGCCGGATGGGCGAGCGCTGGTACTTGTAGATCCGAAAACTACAACGGGACTCGAATCCGTTTCAGCCCGCCGTGGTACCTGGCCAACCTTCAGTCAGCATGGCGTCGTGAAATTCACCGGCTTCAATGGCGCGCAGCAGCATCAACTCTCGGTCGAAACATGCCTGGACATGCGTGCGAACCGCATTGGCAATGGCGATCAATTGGTGGGCCTGAAGTTCGATAAAGCCAACTCCGGTTTTCCAGTTGCAGTGGTAATTCGGGTCGAGTATCGCCGAGACCGCAGCGCCGGCTATCAGCGCTTGGCCATCGCGTGATGTATCGATCAGCCAGGTGTCGAAAAGGATTCCCGATGCCTCGCGGCGGTAGCGCTCTTGCGCGATGAGGGCTGGCCAGTCGGGTGTGGCAACGGGGGCCGTCTGTTTGATGATCGATCCGTCGACCAACGTCCAGACACCGTCGTTTTCCCGAATGGTCTGGAAGTACAAGGCATCGGATATCTTGATTGCCCCCGGTGGAATGCTGTTGTGAACAGCTGAGTCATAGCGGCCGCTCAGCTCCAGGGCTTCATTAAACGTTGCGTACTTCATGGCATCCCCTAGTAGCCGATGGCAATCCATCGGGCGATTTGCTGGCCGGTGTAAAGATTCTGCAGGCGATATTGATTCGCGCTGACGATGTCGGCATTGACACTGCTCTGAGCCGGTATGCCGAAACTCGCTGTGATCCCAGCACCCGAGTTGGGAAAGGCCATCGGAAAGGGGTAGGTGGCGGTCGTGCTCCCCGGCACGTTCTGGAATCCCCATTGAATGACCAAGCCACCTAGCCAGGTCGGGAACACCACGTAACCGTTGCCCTGTTTAAGGATCTGGAATCCCCAACGCAGTTTTTTGGGGGTGACATACACAGCGTCGTCCGTGCCGGAATCAACCTGGTTCTGACTGCCGATCTTGGCGATGCCCAGTGCGGTTTCTGTTGCCTGCATGACCTTGGCTGCGATGGCTTGAAAAACACGTAACGCGTTCATTGGGCGTTCTGTGTCGGTTCCTGTCTCCGCGTCAAACTTTGACGCGAAGTCAACACCATAGCCAGTCAGTGTGGTGGGATTGCTACCGCTTTGGACAATCCCACGATCATTGATGGTGACCTTCGTGAACGTGCCGGCGCTCTTGTCTGCGGGTAGCACGTTGAGGATCGAGGTGTTGACGAATTCCCGCGTAGCAAGCACGACGGATGGATCAATCTTCAATTGAATATTTGCGGTGCCGCTGGTGATGACGTGCATGCGTACAACCTGGTTGCGGCCCGACCCCTGCGCGAGCAAGGGCTTATAGCTTGGCGCCACGTTGGCCACGGCTGAGAACACGCCGTCCTTGTCTTCGAGCGCCAGCTCGCGAATCCACCAACCGCCAACATCTGGGGGCAGCACCAATTCCGCGATGAGGACGTTGTCGTCGGTTGGGGATACACGCAACTGATTGAGTTGTGCGCGGTACCGCTGGTTGATCAGCTTGGTCTGTGCCGGACTGGGCACCGGGTCGGTGCCGTTGGCGTCGCCGATCAGCATGTAGCGCGGTTCCCACGGAATGCCGAGGGCGTCGCAGTTGGTTTTCTTGGCGGCGCCCAGCGTCGTCAGCATGCCGCCGAAAATAGAGTTCTGATCAACCATGGGGATACACGTCCAGTTCGTCGAGGGTGTAAAGGCTCACGCCGCTGTAACCTCGGACGGATACGTCGATGTCCGGGTTGTTCCAGGGGTACACGTCGATTTCGTCGCCGTCGTAAACGACGAAGCCAGCGAAGGCGTCGAGTCGGGTTTCAAGAATGATGTCGAGGCCGGTGAGATGGCGGGTGAGGGGCTTGGCGTCGTCGATCAGCCAGACCAGTTCCTCGTACATCGCTTCGGTGATGCCGGAGTCGAGGACGCCGATGCGCAAGGCGAACGTGCCGGCCGTACCGGGCGGAACGGTTTGCCACCACTCGGCGACCTCGATCAAATAGCCCAGTGGTTCCACCACTCGACGCAATGCGCCGATGGTGCCCTTGTGGGAGTGCACGTAATACGCGGCTCTGCACGCGGCACGCTTGGCGGCTTCTGACCATTTGCTGTCCCAGCGATCAACCGAAAACGCCCAGGCCAGGTACGGCAGTAAGGGCAGGGGGCACAAGTCGGGGTTGTAGAGCGCGCGTAACGGAATCGGCACGCGTTGGATTTCTGCCAACGCTTGCGCGGCTTGACGTTCCAAAGGGGTCGAGTTGCCAGGGAGCAGCGGCTGATAGGCCATCACTCAACCCCCAACGTCAGTTCAATGCTCGTGCAATACGGCGCCTGGTACTTGGTAGCGACGATGTCTTCCCAATCCTCAAGCACCACTTTGCGCACCCCCTCAACGTGCAGCGCGGCGTGCACGATGGACTCTGAAACCTCCAGTGCCAGGCGCCGCCGTTGGTGCACGAATTTGAGCAATTGGACTTCGGCAGCGGCGAGAACGAGTTCGGTTTCTGGTCCGCTGCTGAGTGGGTAGATCCTTGCCTTGATTTGGTAGTTGATGATCTCCGCGCCTTGAACGGTCAGGCGATCTGCAACCGGTCGGCGGTCGTCGTCGCTGAGATAGGCCTTCACTTTGTCGAGCAGTGCCTGTGACGCTGTACCGTCGCCCAGCACGGATTGCACCGTTACCACAGCCTCGGCCGGCGCCGGACTTTCCGCGGTGGCATCGGCGACCTGACCGTCAGCAGAGCGAGCGTGGAAGATGTAGCTGTTGCGCGGGCCGGCGGTGCTGAGGCCTTCCCATGCCATCTGTGCACGCTCGCGCAGGCTGTCGTCGCTTTCCATCAGCTTTGGGATTGGCGGTACGGCTGTCGGGTTTGCAGCTTGAATAACCAGGCGCTTCACGTTGAAGTTGGCGGCGAGCTGTTCGAGGTCGGTGCCCTTGGCCAAGGCGAGCATATTGGCGACGGAGGCTTCATTGACCCGCTGACGCCAGATGGTTTCGCGGTAGGCGTTTTCCTCAAGCAATTTGGTCAGTGGCTCCGACTCCATGTTGAGGCGGGCGGCAATCTCGGCCTGTTGCTCGACCGGCCACAGGCTGATGGCGTAGGCCTTGCGCTCGGCGAGGATCTGTTCGTAGTCGATCTGTTCGACGATCTGCGGCGCAGGCAACTGGCCGAGGTCGATGGCTACAAACGTATTCATACACTGCCCCCCAGTTGCAGAGGGACGCTCAGGCTCAGCGGCTGATTGTTGTCGACGATGGTGCCTTCAAACTCAAGCGACGCCTGACCCTGAAGGTTTGCACCGATGAACTGGATACGGCTGAGGCTGATGCGGGTTTCCCAGCGCATCAGGGCCATTACGGTGGCGGCGTAGACCTGCAAGCGGGTGAAGTCGTTAAACGGCTGATCGACCAGCTCGGGGAGCAGGCTGCCGTATTCGCGGCGCATGACGCGGGTGCCGATGCGGGTAGTCAGGATGTCGGTGATGGACTGGGCGATGTGTTCGACCATGCCGAGGGCTGCGCCGGTTTCTCGGTTCATTCCGGTTTCCCCGTCTTCGCGCCGCCAGGCATGACACCGCCGTGCAAGTGCTTCACCAGACTGATGCCGGCCGCGATGACGTCTTCGGACACGGTAACCTTGCCGGTGATGTTCTGGTTGCCGGTCTGGGTGTAGTCGCCCTCATGGGTGATCGGGCCGACGATGTGGATGCCGCCGCTGCTGATCAGGTTGGTGGTGCCGCCTTCGGTCAGTGTGGCGTTGAGGTGGTGCGCGACGCTGTCGTATTCGATGACGGTACCGTCGCGGTAGGTGCAGCGGTGAAGACCTTCGCGGCCGCCATTTGCTGGGATGTTGTCGCTGAACAGGCCGGTCAGGACGATGCCGTTGCCGAGCTGGCCGGAAGGGCTGAACAGGATGACCTGCTCGTCGATGGTGGGAGGGTTCCACTCACGGTCGGCGCCGGCCCGGGGGGCAATCCATGGGAGCCAGCCGGTGGTGAGGGTTCCGGTTTTGACCTGCACACGCGGGGGCCTCATCTGGACGGCAGCGATGGTGCCGAGGCGGATGAGGTTTTCGATCAGGCGGGCGAGGGTGGCTAAGTCGTTCATGGCGCCGATGGTGGCGCCACGCGCGTGGGAGTGCAGCTTTGTAGAGTTGTAAAACTAAGCCCTACAGGCTTTCTATTTCGTACTTGGTTTGGGGGCCTTTGGCTGGCGCGGAGGCTTAGCAGGGATTCTCTGAGCTATAGATAAAACATCTTTTCCACTAACCACCGTTCGATAAATGAACTGTTCAAGGGTGATCAATAAGGTTTGAAACTCTGGGTATGCTGGAGACCAAGCACGGTGGGCTGCTGCACTGCCTGCATCTATCACCACGCTTAAAGTCTGTGACTCAGTTTCTCCAATAAAACCATCTTCACGCAGCCGCTTTACCTTTTCTTCTAATGGTAAGGAAGGATGGATTTTTAAAATTTCCGTGGTGCGGTCGAATGCGGTACGCAAACCTATTGCCGCAAGAATGAATGACCCGTGTTCATACGCTTGATACATCTCGTTCAAGATCGAAAAAAGTTGGGGGTCAATTTGCGCAATCTTCCATACCCAGTCAGGCTTATCGCTTTTCTTTTCTGGAGTTGGATAAGTCGTAATGGTTTTGGGGTTGAAAGTTACCTCCTCCCCTGAAGCGTTGTAACCGATGTCCCAGTCCTCGGAGGACCAACTGCTTTCATGAAAAAAGACTTCTTTGCAGCCACAACACTGCGCTAGTTTGTAGTCGCTTTGCCCCCATTGTTGATGACTTCCATCAGACCAACTCCATGGCGACTCAACCTCACCGTGGATGTAGCAGGTCCTATCCCCATTGCATCGGGGGCAATGCGCCTGAAAGGTTTTAAGCATGATTTGAGAAGCTCCGTCTGGCTATACAGTCCTTGCTGTTGTTCAGCTAATGCTCAAAGCTCTTTTACCCGCTTTCAGGTTGGAAAGGAAATTTTGGCCTTCGGTGATTAGATTGTTTGAGTTAGGTGATTAAGCAGTTCATCCCGAATCAGCTCAAGGTCAGCATCAGTGAAACCGAGTAGTCCCCTTTGTTCATACTGGACATCTGGTGCACCACGTTCTGCCCGATCCTTTAAACCGTATTGATGCACCCGAGCAATTCGGGCAATTCGACCGGTGAATCCGACGCTGATAGCACTCCCGTCGCCTTGCACCTTGAGAAAACTTGCCGTTCGCAGCTTCTGAAACATTTTCACTTTCCGCTTCACTCGGCCCTGTTTACCGCGCAGGTTACGTTGCTTGCGCGGCGCGTACTTGCTGCCATCCGGGTTCTGCTGGGCAATGATTCGTTGCTGTTGGCTGCGGCGCAACGCCTGGCCAACGCTGCGGGCTAACTTGTTGCGCGATGCCGTCTCAAGCTGCCCGAGCAATCCCGCCGCCCAATCCTCCAGCGCTTCCAGTCGGTTGGTCATTCCGGCACTACCCACTCGCTACCTGTTCCTTGGGCGCCCGGTATCCAGTTCGGGTCGAGGAAGTTGGCAGCCCGTTGCGGCTCGCCGGGATGGCGGATGGTGGTGTTGCCCTGATCGTCCTTGCCCACCACGACACGCTCGGTCAGCGGCAGTGTCAGGCTCATATCCACTTTGCTGTTGTCGAGAATGTCAGCCTCAAACTGGATGCCTTCAGCGGCCTTGCTCAGATTCTCCAGCAGCTCGGACTGGTGAACACTCAGCCAGCCCAGCAAAGGCAACATAACGCTGTCGGGGTGGCCGGCGAAGTCGGTAAGGATGACCTGCAGGTCGAAGCTGTACTCGAACGACAGCGTCTGCGCGGCGGTGCAGCGGATCTTGCCATTGTCGATGAAGATCAAAAGTCGGTCGGGGTTGTGCTTGAGTTCGGCCACGGTGGCGAGCAGGTGCGCTTTCAGGCTGTCGGGCTTGTTCATGGTCGGGCCTGCTGGTGTTGGTAAACCATGTCGACCTGGCTCGCACAGTCTGCCCACGCGGCCTCGACGCGATCCTGATCGGTCAGCTGATCGCCGTTACTGCGTGGGCTGGTCGCCGGCAGCGTGCACGGCACCACGGCCGGACAGCCACTGACGATAAGCGTCGGCGCCGGTGAGGGCGGGGCGCTCGCGCAGCCGGCGAGCAGCATTAGGCAAAGGCTGGACAGCCCAATTGCGTAGGTCGACGTTTTCACGTTTCAGAGCCTCGATGGTGAGTTCGCGCTTTGCCAGGCCTTGGCGCAATTGATCCTGTTGCGCGCGCAGGGTGGCCTGGGCGTTGCGTTCCTGTTGCAGGGTGTCGCGCAACGCGTTGGCATTGGAGAGGTTGCGTTCGGCTTGTTCTTGGGCGCGGCTGGCGTCTTGCTCGGCCAGTCGGGTGTCCTTGTTCGCCCCGCTGATGCGCAGCTCCTGGCTCCAGATCAGCAGCCCCAGCGCTGCAAGCAATGCCACACCGAGCAAGGCCTGCCGCAGGACGCTCACGCCCGGTACCAGCCGAGCTGATTCATGTCGCCGATATCCATGTGCTGGATCGGGCCACGAATGATGATGACTTTGCGTTGAGGATTCTGCATTCGAAGCGCATCGCGCAGCTGCACCATGTCTTGCTGATCACTGTCCTCTGGTACCACCAGCAGATCACCGTCTTGCACGTTCAGCCGCTGAACCGCGTCGAAGTCGATCATGCGGCCACCGCCTGACCGCATCCGCAGTCGTCGTGCCGCTCGTAGGCACGCTGGAGTTTGATGTCGTACAGGTTTCGCTGGTAATCCGATCCGTTGTACAGCTTGGCAAACTCGGCCCACTTGCGGCCCTTCAATGCCTTGTGCAGCACCGGGTCGGTCCCGATGAACCGGACGAACGCATCGAACTGCTGCGACTCGCCAGCGCTCATGGCAGCGGCAAAAGCCTGCACGCTGCTATAGCCCAGGCGCTGCCAATGAAAGCCCATGATCTGGAACGCACCCCAAGAGGCAGACTCCAGTGCGGCGGTGTCATCGATCAAGCGAGCGGTTGCCAGGCGCTGGTGTTCGGCGCTGCCGCCGGCATAGCCACCCGATTTCGGATTGACGATTGCAGGGTTGGTCGCCGCCAACTGGTCAGCGTGTAGTTTGAGCGCCGTGGGATCGTCGCCATCATGCCGAACCTTCGACAGTTGGCGGTACATGATGTGTCGTTCAAACAAAATCACCGGTTTGCCATTGTCGAGGAAGCCATTGCCCTTCGACTCGACTTCATTGACGGCGTAGACGCTGGCCAGCGGCACGCCGAGACGTTCGGCAGCACTAACCAAATCGGCGTTTCTTAGCAACTGCTGGCAGTCACTACCGGCGAGTGCGGCCTGCGTTTTGTTGCCGGCGACGCCGTCGACGACCAAACCGACTTTGAGTTGATAAGCGCGCACGGCGGCTTCGGTGGCATCGCCGTAATCACCGTCGATTTCCAGCTTGGCGCCGTGTTGGTTGAGGTTTTTTTGCAGGGTACGCACCGCTTGCGAGCGATCCCCATGACGTAAGGTGGTGGTCATGCGTTGGCCCTCAGCAGGTGGGTAGATTATTGCTGGATGCCTCAGAATAAAGCCGCCGAGCTTCGGCTCTCGCGACTTCCTGCATGGTCGAATTTCCTCCGGCCTCCCAAGGCACGAAGCCCGGTTTGTCTGCCCAATTTTCGTAGATGCGGCGGGCGTCGGCCTCGATCTGCAGCACTTCCGAGTTGTCTGGGCATTTGGAAAGTTCTGCTTCAAGCGCTTGGCTCTTGAGGCGATCGAGAAAGCTGCACATCTGTAACTGTGTGTGCTTGATTCGGTGTTTGCCGCTCTCGCAAATTGTCAGAACTTCTGCTCGGAATTTCTCAAGTTGCTCGACTCGTTGCACAAGCGTTTCGTGCGTACTTTTCATGCTGCCTCCTTGGTGAAATAGGTCGCTCATAGCTGTTCTACCTTGCGGGTGAAAAACTTCCTTGCTGCGGCGCGGGTACCTTCGACTCCCAGCAGGCCGATGGCGCCGCCGAAGAATGGTGCGGTCGAGACGGGTATCCCCAGCAGCGACAGGCCGTGGCTGACGGAAACGGCGAGGGCACCGCACAGCGGCGCTTCGATCAGCATTCGGCGCCAGGTCCCGCCACCGTAAATGACGCGAAGGCCCGCGATGACCAGGGCCAACAAGCCGGCATACAGGGTGGGCCAGTTCTGTTCGAGCCAGGCGGCGAGCCAGGCCCAGGTGTCGGGACGGTCAGGCATGCGTTTCATTCCATGATCCAGAGTGGTTGGGTTCAATGGCGTGGTGCGGGCGCTTCAGTCCCATAGGTTCACCATCTGCCGTTGCGGGGCGGCGGCTTGGGCTTCTGGCATTTGCACCAAGAGGCCTTGCGGCAAGGTCGGGCCGTGGTCGGCGAGTCCTGGGTTGGCGTCGAGTACTGCTTCGGTCACACCGGCGGTGCGGCCGTAGTGGCGCCAGCACAGGGAATCGACGGTGTCGCTCTGCTGGGCACGAATGCTGACGGCCATCAGATCAACTCCACGGTGGTGCGGCCGAGGCCGAGGAAGTCGCGAACGGCCCAACGCTGGTCGCGCCGCAGTTCGTCGATGCTCGGGGTCAGTTCCTCGGCGTTCTGGTTGCCACTGTTGGTGCTGTCGTAGGAGCGGTAGCGCTCGCAGATCTCGGCACCGGTCGCGGCGTAGATCGCTCGCTGGTAGAGGTGAACGAGTTCGGACTTGTCCTCGATCTGCTCGGCCGGTATGTCCGCAAGCGTGTCGTAGCCTTCGGCTTGTTTGGCGCGGCGCCATGCGGCGAACTCGCGGTTCACGCTGATGGCGGCGGCGATGGTCGCTGTTTCCAGACGGATCGGCGTGACGCTGGAGTCGATGCGCAAAGTGCCGCGCACGTCGTCGAGGTCGATCGATGGCCAGAAGGGGTCGGTGTTGATGTGGCCGCTGGGGGCCGGAGTAGTGCTGCCGCCCGCTACGAATCCGCTCATGAATCTGCGCTCTGTTGTAAGTCGCCGGTGGTCGGGGCTTCACGTTCAGGAGGAGCGGCCTGGCCGATCCGCCCCGAGCCGGCGGGGTGCGTGGGGACGCTCGGTTAGCTGCCTGCGGCAGCGAGTTTGTTGAGCAGGCGTTCGGCCCGCTCCAGATCCTTTTTGCCACCGCAGGCGTCGTGCAGGTCGATGGCTTTTTTCAGCAGGTCGATGCCGGCCTGCACCTGGCCGGGTTGGCCGGGCTTTTCGTCGGTAATGCCTTCCAAGGTTGCGCGGCCCATGGCGAGAAACAGCTTGGCGCGTGCCTGGTCGGGCATGTCTTCGGCGTCGGTCAGCTCAGCGGTGCGGTGCAGGATGGCCAGGTCGAACGGTTCACCGACTTTCTGCGCTTTGAACGCGGCGGTCGCGACTTCTTCGGCGACCAGACAGCCCAGCGTGCGGGCGAAGCGATCTGGCATGACCATCTTGTGTTGCAGTACGTACTGGGCGATGTCGAGGCCGCCGGTGAAGTCGCCGGCATCGAAGCGCCAGACCATGATGGTGGTCAGTACTTCGTCTTGAGCGCCTTGGCCGGCGTCCAGTACGCCTTGCACGTAGGGGATGTATTCGGGCAGCAGCTGACGTTTGAGTTCTGCTTTGCCCTGGTTTGATTGCACCTGTTTCAGGCGAAGGCGGTCTTGCAGCAGTTGGTTCAACTGATGCTCATAGGCCGTGGCGCCCGCCATAGTTTGAGTGGGTTCAACGGCTGCCGCCTCCTTGGCGGCAGTGACGCGTTGAAAATGACGACGGCAAGGATTGGTCATGGTCGCCGCCTCAAGCCAGGGTGATGTTTTCGGCCATGGCTGCACAGCCAAGGTCTTCGATCACATAACTTTCGTTAACCGATTCGAAGTTCTCGATGCGGTCACGCTTGGCGTTGTCCACGACTGTGCGGCGGCGGGTGCCTTCCTGCCAGTAGATCGACAGGTTATCGAGGCGAGTGACCAGCAGGCCGTTGGGCGGGAAGTGCGGCACGCGCACGGCCGGCAGATTGCCCAGACGTTTTTGGCTGGTGACGATGTCGGCAGCCAGCATCTCAGTCGGTGCCTGCGTCTTGTTGATGATCGGGAAGTACTTGTCTGCCAAGAGCTGACGGCCGCAGATGACCACCAGATCAGTGTCTTCTTGATACCAGGGATCGATGAACTCGTTGACCATGCTGACAACCAGGGCGTCGATGTTTTCGAAGTCCTTGCCGGCGCCGATTTCGATCTTGCCGCTGCCAGCCGCTACCTCGGCCATGACGCGGGCTTCGTTTTCGGTGCGCATTTTTTGCAGCCAACCGATGTTGACGTCCTGCAACAGCGGGTTGGTGGCCGGGTTCGACGTGGCGGCACGGCTGGTACCGTTCCAGCCGATCATGATCCGGTTGAGCGCCTGGGCTTTGATGATTGCGTCGCGGATACGCGCTTGGAAGTCTTTGAACTTTGCCCACTGATCCAGCTTCTGGTAACGCAGGCCGGTGTCGAAGTTGGTTTGCGTGCAGGTGTACCCGCGATTGTCCAGGCTGCTCGGGTCACGGGGTTCGCGATCCTTCACGGTGGTGTCGGTGGTGCTGGCAATGGTGCCGTCGATACCGATGCCGATTTTCTCGCCGGACTGCTCGGATACGCCGTAAATGTTGATCGAGCTGAGGAACGAACTGGATTCCTGAATACGCGTTTCCAGCGTCTGGGCAACGCTCGGTGCGGCGGTGAATTTGGTAGTGACGTCGCTCACGCCGTGCAACTGGGCCAGCTGTTGCAGGTAAGCGTTGAACAGAACTCGTGTGTCGTTACGCATGTTGGTCGTCCTTCGTTATTCGGGGCTTTGGTGGGGCTGACTGTCAGCAGTCGGTCACGACCGAGTTATCGCCACCGGTTACCGGAGGGCGCGTCTTTTGGCTGTGGTCCTGGGTGGTGGAGAGCTTGGTCTTCAACTCGGTGAAGTCCTTGCTCAGTTGATCAAGCTTGGTGCTCAGGCCTGCGGAGAATTTCTTCTCGGCGGCGAGTTGGTCGGGCAAATCTTTGACGTGCACGGCCACGGCTTCGACGGCCTCACTGATCTGCGAGAACTCGGCGTCATCCTTGGCCTGTTTGCCGCCCAGCAGGGCTTGCACTTTGCTGAAAAGCTGGGCGCCGAGGCTCGGTTTGTCCTCGATTTCCTCGAAGGTCAGTTCGGTCTCCAGCGCCTCGGTAAACATCGAGGTCGCGGAGTAGTGGCGATCCTTGAACGGGCTGACGTCAGGTTTTTGGGCGGAGAACGCCAGGACGTCGGTACCGAGGCTGGCCGGTGAATCGGTGACCGCCAGACCGACGATGTAGGCCTCGCCGGTATCGGCGAAGCTGTCGTCAATTTCGATGGACGTGTAGATCTTCTGTTTCGCCTTGTTCATGGCGATCAGGTCGGCGGTCGGCTCGACCTGCGCGAACAGGGCCAGTTTTTTCTGGCCATTCACGTCCACTTCTTCGGTTTTCACGGCCAGCACATCGCCGTAGGCCTTGAACGGGCTGTCAGGCAGCAGGCTGCGGAAATGCTCCAACCAAATGCGCGCGCCGTAGGTGGCGGGGTTGAAGTTCTTCGCGGCTTGCTCCAGCCAGCTGCGTTTGATGGTGCGCTTGTCCGAGGTAGCGCCCTCGACGGCGACGCGGAACCAGTTGCTGCGAAATTTCTTCATGCCGGGAATCCTCATTGCTTGGGGCGCCTGCTGTTGGCTGAGCAGTGCGTTGCGATGAGGGGCATGGTCGTGACGCGCGCGAGTTGCGGCAACGAGGCGGGACTGTAAGGGCGGGGGCTACAAGGGGCGGTGCTATTGAGTCGCGGTCGCGGGCGGCAGCATCGCGGCCATGACTACGACCGCACTGCTGCCCATCGATCCCCGCCGCCAATCCAAGTTTCTCTACTGGATGGGTTGGCGCATCTGCGAGATTGCCGAGGCTACGGGCGAAAAGGAAAAAACGCTACACAGCTGGAAGGCCCGCGACGAGTGGGACCGGGCCGACAACGTCGAGCGAATTGGCGGGGCGTTGGAAGCGCGGCTGGTGCAATTGATCCTGAAGGACAACAAGAGCGGCGGCGACTTCAAAGAGATCGACCTGCTGCACCGGCAGTTGGAGCGCCAGGCGCGGATCCAGCGCTTTCAGGGTGGCGGTACTGAAACCGACCTCAATCCGAACCTGGCGAAACGCAACGCCGAGCCGAAGAAAAAGGCCGTCAAAAACGAGATTGATGAAGACCAGATCGAGCTGCTGCGCGAAGCGTTTATCGATGGCTGTTTTGACTATCAGAAAGACTGGTACCGCGCCGGCAATCAGCGCACCCGCGTCATTCTCAAGAGCCGGCAGATCGGTGCAACTTACTACTTCGCCCGCGAGGCGTTCATCGATGCGCTGGACACCGGGCGCAACCAGATTTTCCTGTCGGCCTCGAAGAACCAGGCCTACCTGTTCCGGGGCTACATTCAGGCGTTTTGCCGCGAGGTGATCGGCGTTGAACTGACCGGTGACCCCATCGTGTTGCCCAACGGCGCCGAGCTGTTTTTCCTCGGTACCAACGCCCGCACAGCCCAGGGCTACCACGGCAATTTCTACTTCGACGAGTTCTTCTGGACGTTCAAGTTCGAGGAACTGAACAAGGTCGCCTCGGGCATGGCGATGCACAAGAAGTGGCGCAAGACCTACTTTTCCACGCCGTCGAGCATGGCCCACGAGGCGTACACGTTCTGGACGGGTGAGCGCTTCAACAAGGGCAAGCCGGCCGCGCAGCATACGAAGGTGGACGTTTCCCACGGCGCGCTCCAGCAGGGGCGGTTTTGCGAGGATCGGCTGTGGCGGCAGATCGTCACGATTCTGGATGCGGAGCGGGGCGGTTGTGACCTGTTCGATATCGAAGAACTGCGCCGCGAATACAGCCCCGAGGCGTTCGCTAACCTGCTGATGTGTGAGTTCGTCGACGACGGCGCGAGCATCTTCCCGCTGACCCTGTTGCAGTCCTGCATGGTGGACAGTTGGGTCGAATGGAACGAGGACTACAAACCCTTTGCCATGCGCCCGTTTGGCGATCGACAAGTCTGGATTGGCTACGACCCGGCCGAGACGGGCGACTGTTCCGGCATGGTGGTGGTTGCGCCGCCGCTGGTTCCGGGTGGCAAATTCCGCATCCTCGAACGCCACCAATTCCGGGGCATGGACTTCGCCGCGCAGGCCGCATTCATCAAGAGCGTTTGCGATCGCTACTGGGTGACCTACATCGGTATCGACGTGACCGGCCTGGGCAGTGGCGTGGCACAGCTGGTGCGCCAGTTCTTCCCGGCCGTGACCACCTTCAGCTACTCGCCCGAAGTCAAAACCCGTCTGGTGCTCAAGGCCTACGACGTAATTCACAAAGGCCGGCTCGAATTCGATGCGGGCTGGACCGACATGGCCCAGTCGCTGATGGCGATCCGCAAAACCGTCACCGCCGGCGGGCGCCAGTACACCTACACCGCCGGCCGCAACGACAACACCGGCCACGCCGACCTGGCCTGGGCGCTCTTCCACGCATTGCACCACGAACCGCTTGAGGGGCAGACCACTGCCAACACCGGGCGCATGGAGATTTACTGATGACCGAACAACTCGCCAGCCAGACATTGCCCGCGACGACACCCGCCACTGGCGCTGGAACTCAGGTGTTTTCCTTCGGTGAGCCGACGCCCGTGCTGGGTGGTCGGGATGTTTTCGATTACTTGGAGTGCTGGTTCAACGGGCGGTGGTATGAGCCGCCGCTTTCGCTGGACGGGTTGGCTCGATCGGTGGGGGCGAGCGTGCATCTGCATTCGGGATTGATGTTCAAGCGGAACCTGTTGAGCAAGACGTTTATCCCGCATCCGATGCTGTCCCGTGTGGCTTTTGAACAGTTCGCCCTAGATTTTCTGTGCTTAGGCAATGGCTATCTGGAAAAGCGCCGTTCGGTGCTCGGCAGCACCAGGCAACTGATGCCCTCGTTGGCGAAGTACATGCGGGTTGGGCCGGAGGGGCAGTTCTACCAAGTGCAGAGCTGGAAGAACGAGCACGCGTTTGAGCCGGGGAGCATCTTCCACCTGCGCGAGGCGGATTTGCACCAGGAGATTTATGGGCTGCCGGAGTGGATCAGTGCGTTGCAGTCGGCATTGCTGAATGAGTCGGCGACGTTGTTTCGGCGCAAGTATTACGAGAACGGGAGTCACGCGGGTTTCATCCTGTATATGACCGACGCGGCACAGACTGAGGCTGATATCGACGCTTTGCGTAAAGCTTTGAAGGAGTCGAAGGGGCCGGGGAATTTTCGGAACTTGTTTGTCTATTCTCCCACTGGCAAGAAGGACGGTATTCAGCTAATTCCGGTCAGTGAAGTAGCGGCGAAGGATGAATTCAATTCGATTAAAAATCAGACCCGTGACGACGTGCTCGCAAGCCTGCGCATACCTCCGCAGCTAATGGGCATCGTGCCCCAGAACGCGGGTGGGTTCGGGTCCATAAGGGAGGCGGCACAGATCTACGCAGCAAACGAGCTGGAGCCCATTCAGACGCGTATGTCACAACTAAACGATTGGCTGGGAGAGGAAGTGATGAGGTTCCGGGATTATGTGACTGGCAAGCAAGAGCAGTAGCTTGGCCGCTCGTGATCATATGGCGTCGTTTACTTGAACTATCCGAAGAATGGCGTTTTGATTTTTGGATAAAGTCCCACCGACGGTACGATGTATTGTTCTTCTGGTCCATATATAGGAGTCTTGAAGGTTTCAAAAGCAGAGTATCGATTGCCGTGAAATCTTTGAAAAAGCTCTGGTCCCCATTGAGCAATTTGAAGAACATGAACCGCAGCCATGGCTTTGATCAGTGACCCCATTGAAGCCTTCGGGAATTCATTCTCTCTGTTGTGCTTTATGGCGTTGTAGTCGGCGTACCATGACAAGCTTTTAGTCGTCATTCCATCCGCGTCGTCCCATCCGATGAATGGCGTGATGTCAGGATAACTGGGATGGTCTTTCAAACGCACAACCCATTCGTCGAGTTTCAATAAAGGCATTAGTTTTACGTATTCTTTTGTTGAATATGAGTTCTTTGTTGATGTGCGGTTTGCCGTGTATATGCCCCTCCACGCGGCCTCCACCTCTGTGCACGCAAGAATCAGCAGCTCTCGGACTCGATGCCCATAAGCTGTATCGTTTGCAGGTGCCGGTGTTATTGTACGGAAAAGCCCTGTTAATTCTTCCAGTAAGCTTGAGGCAGCAAGAGTGCTTTCTAAATAAATGTGATCTTCAGTCGGGTCGCGAGGTAGGCCGTTATACCCTTCGTCAAGCATATGCTTTGGTGGTATTCCCCGCCATACTCTTGGGTGAAAACTACCACGAGGCCGTACGAGGGGTTTTATAGTGCTCATATTAATGTATGAGTTTACCAAGCTGGCAGCTAAAGCGGCAGCATGTATTTCAGGAGGGAATGATAGTTTGTCCTCGGGTTTTCCTACATATTCATAACGTTCACGCCAGAACTCTAAGGAGCTTTTTTGTATTTCTTGGTCAGCGTGAGGTAGAAAAACTGTTATATCGCTTCCGTCGTCGTACCATATAGCCCCAAATCTCCCGTCGTCATCAAGAAACGCATATTCTGGCATAACTGTTATTCCTTCAATGTTTGAATATGTGCTTGTCGAGTTCCGAAGCTTTGGCCTAGCGACAATATAGACGATCCCGACGCTCTTTGGCACCAAGGTTGCTTCCGCTCGACGCCCTGATACCGCTCTGCCTCCGGCATTAGCAGAGCCCCCGCCTGTCAGATTTTTCCTATACAAAATTGACCGTCAACCTTGTACAAAGTTAACTGTATGTCTGTACAGTATTTTGGAACGTGCGTCATGAGCTTTTCAATTCTAGGCCCTATTGCCGAGGGTGGCTTGAAGCTGCCCTTGTGTTCGTTTCGAGTGCCCGCCGGGTTTCCATCTCCAGCAGCGGACCACATCGAAGCGCACATCTCATTGGATGAGGTTCTGAACATTCGCGCCCCGCATGTCTATCTGGTCTCAATCGCTGGAGAGAGCATGCAAGGCGCCGGTATTTTTGAAGGCGACCTCGCGGTGGTGGACCGGGCTCTGGAGCCTGCACACGGTAACATCGTCGTAGCGCTGCTGAACAACGAGCCCGTATGCAAGCGGCTTTGCATTCGTGGCAAGGAGGTGATTCTCCTGTCGGAGAACCCAAAGTATCCACCTAGGTACGTGCTTGAGGGCGATGAGCTGGTGATATGGGGCGTCATTACATGCAGTGTGCGCAGCCATGTCTAAACCCCAGCCAGTTTTCGCCCTAGTCGACTGCAACAGCTTTTATGCCAGTTGCGAGCGCGTGTTTCGACCCGACCTGGCGCGCGTGCCCATTGTGGTGCTGAGCAACAACGACGGCTGCGTGATCGCCCGCAGTTACGACGCCAAGCCCTATGTGAAAATGGGCGAACCGTATTTTCAGATCAAGCACAAGCTGCACAAGCACGGCATCGTCTCGTTCTCGTCGAATTACGCCCTCTACGGCGACATGAGTGAGCGGGTCATGACGCTCATTGAATCGATGGTGCCCGCCGTCGAGGTCTACAGCATTGACGAAGCCTTTGCCGACATGACCGGCGTTGATGGCCGGGATGCGCTCGGCAGGAAGATCCGCAGCCAAGTGCTTCGCTGCACAGGCATCCCGGTTGGGGTGGGGATCGCCCACACCAAAAC